GTGATTATGAACACCAATCCAGCGCCTGGCGGCAAGGCCGGGTGGATCTGCACGACTGCCGGCACGGCGGGGTCAACGGCGGTGTTCAAGGCGTTTGGGGCGATCGACGCTTAAGGCGCCCGAACAATTCGCTGGTCCCGAGCGATAGAGGGACACGCCCACGCCGCGGCGAGACAGCGGCGATCCACGTCAAAGCACGAAACGCTTATTGAAAGGACGGCGAAGATGGCCGGCGAAGAAGAACTGTTGTCTGTAAACGACCAGGACGTTTTTGCAGCCGCGCTCAGCGACCAACCCCCGGCGGAAAAGCCGGCAGAAGCTGAAGCGGAGCCAAAGCCGGAAGGCGATCGGCCACGCGACGAGCAGGGCCGGTTTATCCCGAAGGCGGCGGACGCAGAGACGCCACAGCCTGCACCTCAACCGCAGGAAGGGCGGCCTGTGGCTGCTGAGCCTGCAGGGGAGGCAATTCCTTCCTGGCGCCTGCGCGAAGAGGCCGACGCGAGGAGGAGAGAGGCTGATGCGAGACAGGCGGCCGAGGAACGCAGTCGCGTTCTGGAGGCGCAGCTCGCGCAGATCCTGCGTCAGCAACAGCAACAGCGGCAACCGGAGCCACTGCCCGACCTGATCGAGCAGCCGGAGGCATACGCCAGGGCCATCGAGCAACGGCTTACACAACAGTTCGAGCAACGCGACATTGCCCGCTCCCTGTTCAGGGCAGATCGGCAATACGGCGAGGAGTTCAGAAAGGCATACGAGGAGTTCAATTCGCCTCAGTATGCTAATGACGAGCACCTTTTACAGCGCGTCAAGAACTCCTACGACCAGGGCGAGGCAATCCTTGCCTGGCATCGCGAGCAGAAGGCGCTCCGCGAGATCGGGCCAGACCCTGCCGCCTATCGCCAGAAGCTCGAAGCCGAACACGAAGCCAAGCTCCTGAACGACCCAGCCTTCCGTCAGAAGGCCATGGGTGCGTGGCGCGGCGAAGCCGCCAGCAGGCCGTCCTCAGTCACCTCGCTTCCGAATTTGGCCAGAGCGCCGGGGTCCGCAAGCGGACCGCGGGACGATTGGCCGACGACGGATGCGGAGATTTTCGCAGACGCGACACGGCGCAGGGCCTGAGAGGCCGCGCCGTCGTGAGGTAAGACGATGACAGCAGCAGTAGTAATGTCTGGCGTTCACGCCAACAATAAACTTATCCAATTCACGACCGAGATCAATCGCGAATACGTTCGCGAGAACCTGTTCTCGCCATACATGGGGACGGATGCAACCAGCATCATTCGTATCCGTAACGAGGCGAAGAAGGGTGGCGAGCAGATTAATTTTCCGCTCGTCGGAAACCTTTACGGCCCCGGCACGGCGCAGACGATCGGTGGCGCAACGCGGGCCTTTGGCGTTGATACGCTCACCGGCTTTGAGGAGAAGATCGACTCCTACGGTATGCGGGTCTGGATTGACTGGGCCAGAAACGCGGTCGCCACAAATGACGCCGAGGAGCAGAAGGACAGTGCCGACATCTTCGGTGAGGCCAAGCCGCTCCTCTCCGACTGGGGCAAGAGCCTGCAGCGGGATGAGATAATCCAGGCGCTGATGAACCATCCATCGGAGTCGGCTCCAACTGGCCTTGGCGGGACTACTTTCACGAATGGACGTGTCAACGGCTTGACGTTTCTTGGGTCTGCCGGCGCGGGCGCCACTGCGGTCAGCGCGTGGATGGTGAACAACTCGGATCGCGTGCTGTTCGGCAATGCCGTCGCTAACAGTGTGTCGAACGTTTGGGCCACGGCGGCGGGCCTTGTCACCACGACGACCGGCACCTTTGTCCCGGCCTCGGTGTCGCTGCTGAAGTATCGGGCGAAGACAGCGGCTCCGAAAATCCGCCCCTACACGACACGGGACGGGCGGGAGTATTACGTGTGCTTTGCCGGCAGCGTGAACTTCATGCAGTTGAAGCTCGCCATGAACCAGACCGGCCTGCCCACCACGCCGGCCGTGATCGGCATCAACGTGCATGCCCGCTCGCGTGAGGGTAACGAGATATACGGAGCGCCGGACAATCCGCTCTTCCAGGACGGCGACCTGATGTACGACGGCGTTATCATCCGGGAGGTTCCCGAGATCGATAACTTCGTCACGGGCTGGAGCATGAGCATCGGCGGAGGCGGCGGCACGGATCGCCTGGCTCCAGTATTCCTGTGCGGGCAACAGGCTGTGATGTTCGCGTGGGGCAAGATGGCAACCCCGACATTCCGCGATCAGACAGACTATCAATTCGTGCGCGGTGTTGGTGTAAAAATGTGCTACGGTGTCGCGAAGACCTTTAGGATACCCCAGGCTACACCAAACGGAAGTGGCACTAAGCTTGTGCAGACGGGAGTTGTCACAGGAATTTTCTCTGCTGTTGCTCCGGCCTAACAACCAACAATCGGGCGGCGAGCAACTCTTATCACTCGCCGCCTTTAACACAAGCGAAGGGGAAGAACCATGCCCGCGGCAATGATTACTTTTATCGGAGCGAAGGAAACCGGAACGGATGCACTTACCTGGGGGCCGGACATCACACTCCCGGCGGGTAAGCCCGTTCTCATCGATACCGACGAGGCGAAAACATCTGAAGCCCGCGTTCTTTACGAGCACCTTCTCAGCGTTGCCCCAACGCATCCGCACTTCAAGGTCGAGGAGGTGAAGGGGAAGAAGGCCAAGGCTAAGGCCGAAGAGCCGGCGGATGACGACTATCCCGAGGAGGAGAACGGTGACACCTCCATTCCTCCTGACTTCCGGGAGCTTCACCACAAGAAGATCATCGCGATTGCTAAGCGGCTAGGTGGCGAGGGGGACGCGCTGGCGACGAGAGACGGCGCGATAGTTTACATCGAAGAGCAGATTGCTCTCGGCGTGATTGCCCCGGAGCCTGGCTAACGGGTGATGCCGGTTAGGTGGCTCCAGCTTTTGCCTAGTTTTATCGTGCTAATGAGGGTTTGGGTGACACCAAAATAGTAGGCGAGAGACTGTTGTGTCTCGCCACCCTTAAGACGCTCGACGATCTCAAGGACCTGTTCTTCCTTGAGTTTGGAAAGGGCATAGGCTGAGCCATATTTGGGAGCAGCCTTGCGGCCCAGTACGCGATAGGAGTGTGTCAGGTTTTCTGATGCCGATACGTATTCGAGGTTGGATAGGGCATTGTTGGTTTTGTCGCCGTCCTTGTGATTGACCTCTTTCCCTGTCGGGCACGGGCCAAGGAATGCGGCAGTCACCAGACGATGAACCACTGGTGTCGTCTTACTTCCATCGTCTCGGATAAGGTGGACGGTCGGATAGCCTTTATGGTTGGGCGGTGTTTTTCGAATGCGTCCGATAAAGGTGCCACTGCCTCGGCTTGAACGTCGAACTCGGCCAAGGTCCGAGATTTCATATCTAGCTTCCCAACCGACGATTGGCTTCCACGTTTCCATAAGCGTCCTCCCTTTCGCAGGAGAATATAACCTATGCCAAATGGAGCAAATACCAGAAGGGACTTAATCGATACCGTGTTAGCCGAAATGTCTCTTGTCGGAGCAGGACAAGCGGCAGCTCCTGAAGACGTCCAAACCGTTGACCGGATGATTGAGCCGGCCGTAGCTCGTTATCAGGCGTTGGAAATTCTTGGTGATCTCGATATTGAAAATTTGGCGGACGAATTCCTGACGCCTGTTGCCATCTTCGTCGCTGACACCTTGCTCGACCAGTATGGCATCCCGCGCGGGCTGGAGGCGGACCCGTCCGCGTGGAATGCCAAGGTCAAGCGGGCAATGGACGAAATGCGGGAGATGCGCGCCATGCGGCCGTCCTACAGCGTCCTGCAAGTGAACTACTTCTGATGAGTCAAATTCCCTTCCCGCTCGGCTCCTACCCGGGGCGGCGCACGCACGAGTCCGCCGGGCGACTGATCAATGCCTATGCGGAGCCGCTCGGTCCGGGCGCGGTGGGTGCGGCGAAGATCGTATCGGCGGCCGGGCTGCTGAAGTTCACGGAGGCGGTCGCGATAGAGGGCGAGACGCTGGTGCCGCTCACCGGATACCGCGGCGCGATCCTCGTCGGCGGCACGCTGTTCGTGGCCTTCAGCGGGGTGCTGGTGACGGTCGACGAGGCCGGAACCGTCACGATGGCAGGGCTATTGCCGAACGTGACGACAGGGGTTTTCGATCCTGTCCGCGATAGGGTGCAGTTCAGCCGCAACAACCACCAGCCGCCGCCGCCGGATGTCGTCGCGACAACCTCGAACGGAAACTCCTACCTCTGCACCACGACGAGCGTCACGGCGTTTGACGTGACACCGCCCGGCATGACAGAAATTACCAACGTCTTCATGGACGGCTACACGTTTTATGCCGACGCCTCCGGCCTGATCCAGGCATCGCAGATCAATGACGCCGACAGTTTTGACGCGCTGGATGTCACGAGGGCACAGGCAAAGGCCGGGCAGCTCCGGCGCCTGATCGCCTACGACCAGCACCTCTTCGCCATGTGCGAGACATGGATCGAGGTATATCGCAATACTGCCAACCCCGCAGGGTTTCCGTTCAGCCGCGTTGCGGTCATCAACCGCGGCCTCATCGCTACCTATGCCGTTGCCGGCTTCCAGGACGGGTTCGGCAAGGCTCTTGTGTGGGTGGGCGACGATAACGGCATTCATATCTTGGACGGCTACACGGTCACCCGCATTTCGACGCCAGACGTGGATCGCCACATTGAGGAGCTGGAAGACAAGTCCAGCATCGAGGCGCAGGCATATATCACCTCGGGCGCGGCCTTTGTGGTGGTATCGTCGCCGGAATGGACGTGGGAGTTCAACCTTACCACCCAGCAGTGGAATGAGCGCAGAAGCAGGCTCAAGAGTGGCGCACTGCTGGATCGCTGGCGCGGCACGGGAGACAGCGTCTTTGCCTTCGGCAAGTGGCTGGTGGGTGACACGCATTCCGGCAAGCTGCACGAGATCACTTCGGACGCGCGCAAGGAAGATGACGCACCGCTGGTGATGCGCATAGAGAGTGCGCCCGTGCATGACTTCCCGAGGGGCTTGAGCGTGCCGCGGGCCGATTTCAACTGGGCGCCCGGCACCGGACGGGCGCCGGGCGACGATCCGATCGAGACGGACCCGCAAGTCCAGGTGTCATGGAGTGACGACGGCGGGCTTCACTGGAGCAACCCCCTCTGGCGCTCGCTCGGGCGACAGGACGCAAACCCCGCGATCACTATCCTTCGCACTGGCCGCACGGCGGCACAGGGGCGCCGCTGGGGACTGGAGATATCTGATCCGGTCTATGCGGCTCTCCTTGGCGGCGACATGACGGTCGAGCGTCAGGTGGGCTGATGCCGACCGCCACCTCGGAACTCGCGCCGCTCCCGCCGCCGACTGTCTCGATGTTCGAGAAGCCGGGCATTCTTCGCCGCGAATGGTTCTTGTTCTTTCAAAGCGTCGAGAGCGTCCTGCGTGGGCTGCGTGAGGAAGCGGCTCGCGGCAGCCTCGCTCTTGGCGACGGCATGACGGCACCGGCAGCCGTGCCGGGACAGGCGCTCCTCTACGTGGACACTGCAGACGGCGACCTGAAAGCCGTCTTTGGCGACGGGGTGACAAAAACTGTCACCACGGACACCTGAGCTAAGTTTACCCCGGGGGTTAACTTAGCTGGAAATTCGCGAGGAATATCATGGGATTCATAGACCTTTTCTCGGACCGGAACGAGAAGGCCGCACGCGACGAGTATACGCAGGGCTATGACAAAGCCCGCAAGAGCGCCTTCGGCAGCCTCGATACCGGCGAGAAAGACCTGCGCGGCCAGTATGGCAGGGCGCAAGGCTACTACGACCCATATGCGGCGCGCTACGGCGCCGGCAGCCAGATGTATTCCAATGCGCTGGGGCTGGGAGGTGCCCAGGGCACACAGGACGCACAGGGGGCTTTCCAGGCCGGGCCTGGCTACGACTATGCGGTCAAGCAGGGACTGCAGGGTGTCATGCGCAATGCAAGCAGCCTTGGCAACATCGCCAGTGGCAACACTGCGATGGCCCTGCAGGACCGTGGCAACCAACTCGCCAACCAGGAATATGGCGGCTGGCTGAACAGGCTGCAGGGCATGGATGAGCTGGGGCTGCAGACGGCGGGCGCACAGGCCGGGGTCAGCCAGGGGCTCGGCGACCGCCTACTCGGCCTCGCGGGCGACAGGGCCGGCATCAATTGGGCGGCCGACACGGGGATCGCGGGCGCGCGTGGCAATTACGAGATGGGCAAGGACCAGTCCGGCGCCAACATCTTTGGCGGCATCATGGGCGGGCTGAACCTCGGCGCGAAGCTGCTCGGCGGCGGCATGGGCGGCGGCACAGGCGCCTGGGGAGCGGGGTTATTCTAATGCCTATCTCTGTCCCTCCCTACATGCCGATGCGGCAGGAAGTGCGCCCGAATATCGACATCGCGGGCGCCATTGGCGGGCTTGGCGATGCACTGCAGCAGGGCATGGAATTTGGCCAGAAGCGCAGGGTGGACAAGGCCACGCGGGCGGCGCTTGCGCAGGGCCTGACGACTGGGCCGGACGGGCTGCCTGACTACATGACTGCGGCGGGGAATATTCTTTCAGGCGGCGGCGATACCGAGACCGCATTGACACTGGCGCGGCTGGCGGAGGCGCAGAACGAAAGAAACTGGCAGCACAACCAGCCGCACTACATGGACATAGGCGGCAGCTTGTATGACACCAACTCGCCGTCATTCCGGCAGGCGGCAACAGGTCGCCAGTCGCCCGCGCAACCACAGTCTGACCCTGCTGATTTCGGCAATCCACAACAGCCGCCTGACCAGACGGACTATCAGCCTCCGGCTCCTGACCAGCCAGCACCCGAGCAGACGGCACAAGTGGAGCCGCAGCCGATCATCCGAGGCCCGAAAAAGCCTCCACAGCGGCGGACGGACATTGATGCAGAAGGCAATGTCGTCACGACCGAGGCGGGGGAGGACGGAGTATGGCGTGTGGTGAGCGGGCCGAAGAAGGCCACGCCGAAAGCTCGCTCCCTGTCGAACGCGACCACCAACGATCTCATCGAAGCCGGCCAGAATGCCCAGGACATCAACCGGCTGCAGGCCACATGGTCGGATAATTACGCCGGCTACGGCGTGGGCGGGGAAGTGGCAAACACCGCAGGCAAATTGCTGCCGGGCTCAAAATACGCCGATCAGGCCAGGTGGTGGCAGGACTACCAGACACGCAAGAACGACCTCCGGCACAGCAAGTTCGGCGCGTCTCTGACGCCGGGGGAGAAGTCGGAGTTTGCCAAGGCCGACATAGACCCGAACATGCAGCCGCCCGTCATCAGGGCCAATCTTGCCCGCCAGCAGACGATCCTGACCAACGCCGCCAAGCGACTGGCAAAGGTGTGGATCAAGCAGGGCTATAACGCGGACGCGATCGCAGAGGCGGTTGGCTACACGCCGGAGGAACTTGGTATCGCGCCGCAGGCTGATACCGAGGCGCCAGTTTCCGGCAGCACCGAGAATGCCGCGCCGCCGGAGGAGCCTGCTCCTGACCAATCTGCATCGCCTGCTCCCGACGAGCAGCAAGGCGAGATCGTCGAGATGAGCGATGGGCACCGCTACAGGCTCAGGCCTGACGGCACCGTGATCCAGTTGGATTAAGCCATGCCCACAGTCGTCACCGATCCCGACCTTATCCGGCGCGTCAGGGAGGCCGCTGGGCAGCGTCCGGCTGCGCAGCCTGCTCCGACTACCGCTCCGACCGGCGGGCGCGTGGTGACCGATCCTGGAGTCATCCAGGGGGTAAAGAACCGGGCTCGCCTGCAGGACGCAGCGAAGAAGAGGGCGCTGGAAGTCGGGCAGGACATGCCTGAGGCGCCGG